ATACATGAGTCCGTTGACATGATTTTTTGCTCGCCAACGAAATACACAATCGTTGTTGGTGTCGTCTAGCTCAAGTGTGAGATTAAAGAATGCCGGATCTGGAACATTGTCGCCATCGATAAGAACAAAACGGTCAGTATCACTAGCGTTGCCTGCGGCCTTGTGAGCAGCATCTGATCCTTTTACACCATCTACACGGCGGGCCCATGGTACCATGTTCTTAATCTTAACCCAATTTTCCTCAGCATTTGGTTCCTCATATGTTAGATAGATGCAGTCTAAGTCTGCAATATCAATATTATACTTCATACGCTTTTATACTCCATTTGACATGTTCTTTATTTGAATCAACAACAACTGTAACATCGCGAGGATCACAGGCAATGCCAGTGGGTTGATTGGGTACTAATTTTAAAATAGTAATTGGCGGTTTGACAATAGTCAATTTTCCGTCAACTACTCTTGCATTGGTCGGACCGAGTTGATATGTTTCTGCATCTAATTCGATATAGTTGCCCGGCAAATCTTCCATGCTGTAGCAAATTGGCCATCCATTGTCATTGTAATACAATCTAAACGAAACTACAGGTGGTGTCCACGGTTCTAGATTATTAAACACTTTCCAGAAGTTGTCCGTTGTGGCATTACTCATCTTGATTTTTGTCTGCTTTAATTTTGGCATCAAACTTCTTCTCTTGCATGGTTTTTTCGTTGAATGCTTTGCGTGGATTCATACAAAAGATACAATTTGAATTGCCACAACTAAAAAGGCTACATTTAAGATACTTGTGCGGATTTGCCAACACATGCTTCCATCCGTAGGCTTTGGCTACCTTCATTTTATTTTTTACAACGTTGTCCTTTTGATAGATACGTTTGCTGTGTTTAAGTTTATCGTCGTCTTTACTCATGTGCCCACTCCTTTCGATGATAATGCACAAATCCATGTTGCACCACTGTGTTGATTCTAAATGGATCTGTTTCCCAAGTTAATTCTTTTGTCCAATCTGCGCCTTGCATAGGAGTAACATGTTGTTTCATGTGTACAATGTTAGGTCCTAGGCCACACGGCAAGGTCACTTCTTCAACACCTACTATTTGTGCGGCCATTGCATATACTACATCGGTGCTCGGTACATCCTCTGCAAACTTTAATAAACGTTGATACTGTTCCCAATTTTCAAATATAGCACGTACTGAGTCAAAAAATTTATTAGCAGTTGGACTCAACCTCCAATAGGTAACAGCATTGTAAACATCTGGCAACGTGTTCTCGTCAAATATTTTACGATAGAAACGTGTTGTTGCCGGTTGTCCATAAATGTCTCTGGCTCCTTGACTAATAACTACATCTCGGTGTTCAAACAATGTCCACCAATGATCAACGGGGCTTGCAACAATCATGTCAGCTTCTAGTTTAATAGTTTGTCTATAAGGGCTGGCCCAAAACACCTGCCAATCGTTGGCATAACCACCAACATCACCAAATGGCAACATCTCTCTGGTTAAAACGGTTACATGTGCGTTGGGATGGAAGTGCTTAATTGATTTTTCTAGCCGTTCTGCACATGCTGTATAGTTAACCTCAGCCGTGTCAAAGGCCGGAATCAAATAACCGCGTTCATGAATAACTGGCAACAATTTCTCCTAGTTGTTGTTTGCCCATGGCATGAAAATCTTGGTCAGCAATTTCAATGTACTGTCGGCGACCTTGCGGGGTAACGTAGTTGACACAATATTGATCCTGGCCAGTGCATTCTAATTTGTGCCCAGGAGTTAAACTTGCCAAGTTCCATGGCATGGCCGTGTAATCTAAAGTATGACCGTTGACTGTATTTAATGCAATGCTCAACGCATGATCATTTCTATAACTAGGGCTGGTATTGTGGTACAATTGCTTGTAGTAATCCCAGTTGTCTCGTATCATTGCCATCATGTCAAAAATAAGTTTTGCTTGCAAACAACGATCAAAAATCATGACAGTGGCCCAACTCATAGGCATGTTGTTTAATCCAAACACATTTAAATCAGCAAAGTTGCTGAGTCCAGTGATGTCATATGCTTGTCTGTGGCATACAAATTCCAAATTGGAGTCTAACATAACTTTAAGTTGACTACTGGCTACAACATAGTCGGCATCAATTACCATGGTTCTATCCCAAGGGCTAAGATTATATGCATCCATGCGATTAGTATTATGCCATTTTACATTTGTATCATAGTCACTAAAGTATCTGCGATTGTTGCCGGTTGTTTGAGCAAGTATGCAACGTTCATGAGCTTGTGCTGTGAATTCTTGATTGGTCACAATAGCAGTAGGTATATTCAAGTGCCTGTTAATGTTGCTGGCTGACCATCGTGCCAGTGCAAGATAATCAATCTGGTCATTGTTGTAGGCAAAGATTACCGCACCAGTGGTCATCGTTTTTGATTTAAACTTTCATATTCTACTAGCCATGCATTCAGTTGCTCTTGTAATCTTGGTTTCATTAGTTCACATAATTCCTTGGCATTTACTTCTACGGGTGTTTCGTATAAATCTAATATTACAATTCTTTCATCACCGTACAAACTAAGAAACGTTATCATTTCGGGAGTAGCTTTAAACATGCCACCATTCCATCCAAAAGTCAATTTGGCTTGATATTTTTCTTTTAGCAACCGACGTGCGGCCACATGGTCAAAACGGGCGCGGCTGTGTCGAATCAGTTGGTCAGTATCCATATGTATATTATACTACAAATATAGGTAAAGGTAAAGGGTCTACGACCCTTTTGGTGAAACGTTCAGTAACCGATTAGGCTACTGAAGCTGCAATTGAGGGTGTACCCCAGGTATTGGTTAGATATGTTGTGCTTGGTGGAACAAAACGGCATAATACTGCTGGTGCTGTTCCAAATGTCGAATATGGGCTAGCAGTGTCAGTACCACCAGAAATATTTGAAGTTACGCCAGTGCCAGCATCAAACCACGTTGTTGTCAAGGTCAACGTAGTCGACCCTGCATTAACCGCAGCCTGCACACGAACAAAGTCACCAGTATATGGACTTACTGTGCTGTTCAATTGAAACAATGTGCTTGCGGCTGCACCAGGAGTCAAACTATACCAACCTGTGGTTGTTGCAAACGGACTTGGCGTTCCAGATCCGCCTACACGAGTTGTTCCAGTGTAAGGAACACCAGCGATTGTTTGCGCCGCACTGTTTACACGACCACTCACATACAAAGTGCCGACTGTGCCAACTAAATTGTTCCAGTTTACATCATTAGTTTGACCAGTTGATGTTTTGCTCATGTCCAAACGAATCAATCCGCCTGCATTCCAAAAATAACGTGCTTGATCTGCACTTGGGAATGTAATCACATGGGTCCATGTTATTGTCCAAGAACTTGCACCAGACCCAGTTGCACTAGTTTTGGCTGTGTTGCCTGACCATGTCGAACTAGTTGTTCCGCTTGCTACTGCGTTTCCACGATTGGTAGTGCAGTTGGTCAAGTCGGTGTTTAAAGCAGCCAAAATACTAATAAGACTACCTGCGGTTGGGTTACTACGTGAAGTGATAGTTGTGCCAGTGTGACTGGCAAGACTAGAAATTCTGTTATTCAAATCAGCCCACTGGGTGGCTGTGACAGTGGCGCCAACGGCCACTGTGCTCAGTGTTGTACTTTGGCCGTAGCCTCGATCTGTTGTGCCTGTGCCCCAGATGCTGTTTACGTTTGCGCCGGAGGTATTGTTGGCAAATCCATTATAGTCTGTGGCTTCAATCAGCGAGCCTGAAGTGTACGTCATTGTTGCTTCCTAATTATTTGATTGTAACAATAGCTTCTACAACACCTTCGTTGTCTTCCAATTTATCATGCAAAGCACGGCCCAACGTATTAAACGCTGTTGCTTCGCCTGAGCGAGCTGCACGTGCCAGCCCATTACCGGCACTGACCAAACGATCGCCTTTGCGTATGCTACCAACCACACGTACAGGTACACGTCCTGTCATAGCAATTGGAGGATGCGTTGCATCGGTGCCTGCACCCGAATTCATCAGGTAAGCAGCTTGTGTACTAATAACACCAAATACGTTTTCACTCAATTCGTTAACAGCACAAGTGATTTCTGCTGTGCCACCTAGCTCAACTACAGTACCTGCTGGTTGTTCAATATCAATTGCAAAACGTTCTGCAACGTCAGCGTATTGTGCAGAAGTTGCCTTAGCAAATACTGTGTTAAAGTAACCAGAACTGCTACCAATGTTGCCTACACCATTGCCGTTGAGATTTGTAATTCCAACTACGCCAACAGCGGCTGTGGTTCCTACAATAGAAAGAGCTGGTGTTAATACACCACCTACGTTGACACCAATTACCAAATTACCGTTGCTAGTTTGATTGTAAATCTGTGCTTGTGTGCCAGCCACAGTCAACCGCATGTCTGAGTTTAAACCAACACTTAAACCACCGTTATTGAGTACACCTAGTGTGCCAGTGGTTGATGTGTTTGTGTCGGCTCGCATGAATTGATTACTGAGCAGGCCATTCAATGCTTGAGAATTTGTTGCAGTGCCTTGGAACAATGGAACTTGACTTCCTACCAATGTGCTTAATGTAATACCAGGCAATACAGATGTGAATCCAGAAATTGCTACCTGGGGAGTAAATGCTGCATCCTTACTAATGATGCCAACTACACTGTCTTGTACAAATAATTTAATAACAACGTGACTAACTGCTGTGTTGTCAACAATGGTGTCAACGATAGCGCCAGTGACTCCAGTGCCTGCTGTAAATTGTGGACCGACTAGTAACCATTGTGTACCGGTGTATACTTTGAGCTGAGCATTTGTGGTGTCGTACCATAAGTCGCCAATAGAGTTACTGACTGGTGCGCTTGCACTAGCTGTGGCAGCTCCGATGGTTTTAAATACTGTACCATTATAAACTTTAAGCTGGTTAATACCAGAGTTAGTATCAAACCATAGTTGACCAGTAAGCGGTGCACCTGGTGCTGTAGTATTTGCACCATTCTCTAATAGATGAATAAAGTTTTCATCTAAAAAATCGCCGTATCCAGCATAGTTCTTACCAATTAAGGTCATTGAACTAGATGTGTTAATAGTACCGTCTGCGATCACCGCAAAGATTGTACCATTTGTAAGGTTAATTGTATATGCCATTTATTTCTGCTCCGTCCTGGTCAAGTATTTACCGCTTCTTAATGTACCCATATTTATGCGGCACTCAAATTAGTCAGCGTTTGAATACGCAAAGTATAGTCTATTTGAATCTGCCGATTCAAACTCTTTTGTACTGGGTGAAAAATTACATGGGTAATAAGACGTAGATCTGTAGCACTACCATTCCAACATTTTAAACCCAATTCGTCAAAAACATATTCACCATTGAAATTGGTGCTGTTATCAAATGCTTGTTGACCGGGTGGTTCACCGTAGTCTAACAAACATGTTACTAATATATCTGTATACACACGCCCAGGGGTGTGCAAAACTGTCATTTTGTTATTTGTAGGATCTGTATCAGCTGCTGAATTATCGTCAACAACTTTGGCATAAGTTTCATTGTATAGGTCGGCATTTTGACCTGTGGTATTGGGTGGCAAATAGGTGATAACACCAGTAGGGTCTACACTGCTGCCACCGTTGCCAAATGCCATTTGATAGATAAATCCTACGTTTCTATCACTAAGTGATTGTGCCATGGCAATACTGATATTTTCATAATGAATGGCGTTCTTTTTATCTACCAAAACTTCGCCTGAATTAGGGTCTGTAATTTTTACAAACCCTTCAATTTTGGTCAGCCCCGGCTGAATAATCATGCTCGTTTCTCCACAAATATTTCCTTAGTCTTAGGATCAAAAATCTTCACGTGTCCCTCAACCGAAATAGCGCCAGTGTCGTTGGGACGCTTGTTAGCAGCAGGTGTTGTTGGTTGTTGTTGGGTACTATTTTGCTTCATGATTTATTTAGCCTTAAATTGCACCCCGTAAAAACCTTGCAGCCTGGGTATTGGTATCTTGCAATGCTACACCATTGCTAGGGGTGTTTATGCCAGGCGCATACCATGTTACACCACGGCGTACTAACATGGTTACTTCAACCCCTTCTGGAGGAGCTACATAGAAGTTAACTACAACTGGTGCGTCATCGGTGATAAAATAAGTACCTTGTTGACGTATTCCAGCAACGTATACTTCGACTGTGTCGTCGGACAATGTGCTGTCTTCCCCAAAATATGTGGTAATGTTACTGGCGGTAAATGTAGTGGTTGTGCCGTCGGCTACCTGAGTGTTGCTGACCACATAATCTTGGAATTCTGCTGGCAATAGATTAGCACGGCCCATGTCATATATTTCACTGTTAATTGCATGTGTACTTGCTGCTGTGCCAGCGGTTCCGCGCATTAGACTATAAACAGTATTGGTTGTGGCATCTCTATAGCGATACATGATACGTTCGCCGTTGATTGTGATTACTCCCCAGATATTGTCAGTCAAACTTGGATTGCCAAGTTTGCTAGCGTCGGCAACATAAATCACATCATCTAATTGCCCTAATTCTTGAACCAATGTAGTTGTGCTATTTGCAGTTATTCTATAAGTTAATTGCAGGCCGCGCATGTCTTGGAATATTCTAAATGCCATGGCTTCTGGAATTGTACTTTGGGTAAATTCTGTAACCATGACAATGTCACCGGGATTCATTACACCGGATGATAAGATCACTTCGTTTCCAGACATTACAAATCCAGATCCAAAGAATAATCTACGACCATTTAATGTTACCCACAATCGATCTGGCGCTGTTTGTCCTGGACGCAGATATAATTGGTTGGCTGTAACAGTAGCTGGGATGCTGGTGCTATAATCAAAACTGCCTGGCGTGCCAGTGATATTGCCAGCGTCAAAGTCTGTGGTATCATACCCTTCAGCAATTAAAACTCCGTCGGTGACTGGACCAACCCAAACCTGGGTTAAAATGTTTTGTTGTCTTGTGTCGTTCCAGGTTGTTACTGTTATAACATCTCCTAAAATTGGAACTAATCCTTGATCCACTGCAAAGAACAACTGATTACTAACAATGAATACCTGTGTGTTTGTTGTTACGTATACTAACAATTGATCACCCGGGTCCGGAGTAAAGTTTAACGTAATTGTACGATTTACTCCTGGAACATATGGATCAACATAATAGTCAGTGTACGGTACTAGAGGAATGCTGTTGTTATAAACCACAACTTCGTTTTCAGAAATAACGTCTTGTGTAAAGCCCAACCGTGTTGGCAATTCAAATACCAAACTGCTACCATCGCTGACGTATTCTGCACCGGCTGCTGTTCTTGCTCGCAGTCCATTGACTGTAACAACGGCATTTACTGGATTGGTGTATCCTGCAAAGTTTTCTAATGTAAAGGTTGTAGAGGTGCCATCAGCAATGAAACTTTGTGTTTGTGGAGTGCTCCAACTGTAGTTGACCGGCAATCCGTTTATTGTGGTTGGACCAATTGCAGTAACGCTGAGACTATCGGCATCTGTAAATGTTTCGCCAAACTCAATCGATGTATTACCGGTGTTGGCTCTGAATGTTAATGTGCCTTCTGGAAGACCGTCGGGCGCAGAACTAATAATCAAGGTTGTTGTTCCAACTTTGCTTAATACTGTTTGCCCTGCAGTAAATCCGGTTCCCGTAATGAGACTTCCTACAGCAATACCCACTGTACTTGTAACTACTAAGGTAGTTCCGCTGCTGCCATTTGGGTCGTAAACGGCAGTGATCACATCGGTTGACCATTCTGGAGCATAGGTATAGTTTGTATTCAAGAATCCGTTTACAAAAATAGCCAATTCAAAAATTTGACTGTATAACACAGGAATAACCAACTCACTACCGACATCAGCACCATTGTAACGATTATCAAATAATTGATTTCCGCCGCCTAGCGCATACACAGAAATTACAATTATGTCGTTGTTGTTCACACCGTTGTTGATAGTAACTGTTTGATTTACATAATCAACAGTGTAATTTACAAATTCGCATAGTTGTGTTCCAGCAGTTTGATTAGCTACTAAAACTGTGTCAGGATATGGTAACAGACCTGCCCAATTAAATGTTGTGTTGGTTGATGAATAGGTGTATTTGATTTTCTTAAGAGGAAACCCATGTCCATCTAGAGCCCAGTCACTGCCGCTACGAGTGTAAACACGCATATCTAAGGTATCAAACTCGCTGCCTGGAATTAACTCTTCTGGAGCATAACTGCTAAAAGTATCAACATATCCACCGCCGTCGACATTGATATCGGTTGGGCGAGTGCCTAGATAAACGTCAAGATATTCGCTGGCATAGATTGCATCTAAAATTCCTGGATCGTATGTAGGACGACCTTCTGGTCCATAGGACAAGTTATCGTATGGATTGATATCGTAGTTGCCAACGTCAAATCCAGTGTTCTGATCAAAATTTGGCCCGGTTACTTGTACACCGGGATATTCGACTCCGTCAATTAACAGTGGTAAACTTAATCCAGGTTGATTTACAGTAGGTACATATAAACCCATTGTACGATCAACACCGCTTAGTGTGCTGGCAGATACTTCTGTCCAGTCTTCAAAATTAAACACCGGTGAATCAATTGCTGTGCTGTCTGGATTGCTTGCTTCCCAGACTTTGTCTAGGTAACGTACTTGTGTTCCATTGTCATAGCTAACGTTGGGTTGCCATTCAACAATAGTGGTTTGATACTGGTAACGGTCATATTTGATTGTTGTTTTGATTGCACGTACCAGATCGTTATTCATTATGGTACTGGCTTTGGCTCCTACGCCATTGCCGCCAACAAATATTATCGTAGGAGTAGTAGTATAACCATATCCATCAACCACAAGGTTAATTTCTGTCAATCTACCAGCACTGTTTACAACTGCTGTAGCTGTGGCCGGGGTGCCTGCATAGGTCAATGATGCGGTGCCGTCTACTTTAGTGCCCGACGTAAACTCTGGTGCTGCTAATCCAGTGGTTCCGGCCGACGTTACTGTGTATAAATTTGTACCGTAAAATACTTGCTGGCCTAGTATGTATGCAGTACTAGGTTGCCATTCGGTTCCAACCACAACCGTTGGGGTTACTGTGTAACCTGCGCCAGCATTGTCAATGGTTATTTGTTCTATGTACAGGACATAATTGTTAAACCACTGTGTCCAGGGCCATTGTAACCAAATTTCAGCCTGGCTGGTTACATCACTAATTGAGCTTTCAACTGTGCTGTTGCTTTTTTGATATGGTAACAGTACTGGACTAACAAATTGAGGTATCTGTAGTGCCAAATCATAATACGCAGGCACATCAAAGTCAGTGAGATTGCCCAGATAAGAATCTGCACCGTCATAAGTCAAATTGAATTCACGTATTTGTACATGGTATGGTTTAACTTCTTGGATGTAATCCAAGACAAATGTTTGGTTGTCTTGAAGATAATTTTGGAAGGGCAACAATGCTCGAATTTTATGATCCACATCGATCAAACTAGTTTTTAACAACCATTCTGGAGCTGCTAATTCACTATAGATAAAATTAAACATCAAAATCAAACTACGATTTCGTTCAATCAACAAATCATCAGTGAATAGCTCTTGATTGATTGCTTGAATTATTTTACGAGTTTCAATAGTTGGCTCTTGGTCAAAATATTGAGCATCAAATACTTCAACATCAAATCCAAAGTTTCCAGCACTATAATTCCATATTTCCTCTTTGATTGCAATAGTACCATCTTGCAATCCCACACGATCCCATCCAGTATCGACACGCAGATAAATTTCAAATTTACCTTGTGCATTTGCTGTTACCTTAACACTGCTTCCAATCGGCGCCTGGGTCAACGACAGTGTCGACAATTCAGAATAAATTGGAACTTCAGCAATTGTATTGATGGTGTTATTATATCCAGGTTGATACCAGTCAATGGTATTCCAATATCTGCGAGTATCGTAATTTTGTACACGAACCAACTCGGTCACACGTTCGCCTGGCAATATGCCCGCAGTTACTTGATAAATTGTCCACAACCCATTTTCACTACTGTCCGATACAATTAAATATTTCCACCCCAATGGAACTTCATTTAGATTTTGAAAACTAAGTTCTTCCAGATTGGCTAACCGTTGATTCCATTCACCTGATCCAGCAGCTGGTTCCGGCTCTCTACTGTTTAATAAAGATAAACTCTTGGTTTCAACAATAGGATACTGACTAAACACTGTGTTGGCGCGAGTAAGATAGTTTTTCAATGCAGAAAATCGATTAACAAACATGCTTTGTCTTGGACGGAATTGCACTCCGTATTGCTCGGGCGGACTTAACAATGGATCTGGAACACTGGCGCCAGCTGCGTTGGTGCCACAAAAACTGTCTTGTAATTTTCTATACAATGTATCATTTAAGAAACTGTCAGCTCTGCCATCTGCAATCAGCGCATATTCTTGGTGTACATTTGCATCAGTTAACTGACGGTCAAATTCTACGTGTAAAATTGTATCTTGAGCACTAATAATATCTTTGGAATTGTAAATAGCCAGTGTGCTGGCATTCAACGGAGCAATGTATGAAATTCCGCTACTGCGTGGATTTTCAATATATCTTGCAATGCCAACTGGACTCAGAGTTTTTCCGCTGTTGACTGCAATGCTGTTAAGTCCTCGTACCCAGAAATAATATCTTGTTTCAAAAATATTTTCTTTGTTTAATTGAGTGCTAATTGTGTAGGTTTCAGTACTTAATGGTATTCCGTCGCCGGTGTAACTCAATGGTGGAACATCACTGGATATCCATTGATAAATGTCTACACGACTTCCTGGGAAAACTTGCCCCCAGCGACGGCTTGCGTATACAATATCGTCTTGATTGGGATCAATGAATCGTACTGTGTCTGTGTCCCACCAAATTTCTCCTACGTGTTCGTTGGCCCAGCTATTTCCGTTGTTATGGATTGGGCCAACATTATAAAAAGCTGGATCAACTGCACCCAAGTAATCAATGTTACGACGGGCAGCACCAAGAATTTTACCTTGTAGTGGATCAAAGAAATCAAAATATGTTTGTGTTGCACTAGTCAATCTGTCATACATGAACACAGTGTTGAGTTGGTCAATGTTTACAGTTGGAAGTGCTGCATGTATAACTGCCCATGATGGACTGTTGTCTGTGTTTTCAAAGATACTTACTATACCGTAGTTGCTGTTGGATACGTTAATGTCATTTCCGGGCGCACCGATCATCAATCGGCCCTTACGGAAGTTTACAGCAAGAGCGTAACGATCTCCAGTGTTAACTACTGTGTCAAATAACTGTTGCCCAAATACAAATGCTCCCGGATTTGATGCACTGGCATTGGCACTTGGAAGGAAATCAAAAGTATAGGCATCGCCACTTTGATACACTACACTAAAGAAGGTAGTACTACGATCATCAAAATATGTAGTGCCAGAATCAAACGTCACCGGAATATATGTGTCTGCGTTTGGTGCTCCGATGATCAAGTTTACGGCATTTGAATCAATGTCCAGACTGGTTCCAAAGTAAGCATAATCTGTGGGATTAGGGCTTACAAGAGTTTGTGCAAATGTATAAGTTACCCAACCAATATCGTCAAAGGCAGACCCATTGACTCCAGGTAACACAGTTAGTTTGTTACCATCTGTGGCAGCAGCTGAATTGATAACATTGAGAGTCATTCTGCCAGACACAACAACAATGTCGCTGTTTACTACTGGTGCAGTAGTAAAGGTAATTTGTCGTGTGGTTGCGTTGTAGGTGTAATCTGTGTTGAGTATTTGCAGTACGTCATCCACATAAACCACTGTGGTATAGGAGCTGGCAACGCTGTACAAAGTACCAATGCTAAATGTTCTAGTAGCACCATCACCTGTAAAGGCTAAATCACTAGTAGTGGATGCAACCACGTTAGGTATGTTTGAAGCGTTAATTACAGCAACCAACCCTGCCACTGTGTTATTAGGTGAATTTGGTACTGTAAACACGGTGTTGTTAATTCTCAACGTGTCTCCAACAGTGAGTGTTGGATTAGCAATGGTACTAGTAATAACTCCATACAAACGACTTTGATTTATATTGCGTTGTGCGCTACCTTCTTGCGGACGTGTAACACTGTCAAATGGTGCGCCTGTGTAGATACTGCAATCATTTGGGCAAATTACTGTAGCTGTACCAAATGCACTTTCATCAGTTGGATCGTTGGCTACAATTTTTTGAACTTGTTTAAATTGATTTGTTTCAATTTCTAAGATATCACCCACAACTAAAGTTACAGAATTAGCAAGTATAATATCAGATCCGCTGACAGAGAATTGCCCATTGATGTATTCTGCACTGTTGGTTAAGAATGTATTATTTAAAATTACACTGACAGGTTCTTCAAATGCGCCGGGTATGGCATACGTCAATTGTGCTGGGTCTGTAATTAGATATCTAACAACTGTACGGTCAAACACATACACACTACCAGCGCGATCTATTGTTTGTGATTGAGAATTTACTGCATCATCAAAGTTAGCACCAATTAAAACTTGGCGACCATCTGTAGTGGTAGCAAGACTGGCACCAAATCTGGCATTGTTATCGAGTCCAGGCACAGTGATTGTGCTTAGGTATTGCCAATACGTCGATGAACTTACACTAATGATTGCGCCAGCAGGTGGCAATGCTAAAAATGTTAAATCTTGTGTTCCAGCAGTGCTATCTTCATTGAATTCATAATCAAGATGTGGGCGTTGTATTTCGCCATCGACTATTACTGTAAATGCGTAAATGTTAGTAGCGGTATACAGGTATTCTTGTAGTTGAAAAATTGCTGTAGTGCTATCGCCAGATCCGGTGCTGGTAAATGTCAGTATTTCACCATTGTCATCAATAGTAACTACCGTGATTACAAGATCATCGGCTGGGGATGCGCCACCTATAACGGTGCCATAGATTGTAAGTGTGTCTCCAATTCCGTAACCAGACCCTGGAACCACCAAAGTAGGAAAGTACTCACCGCGGGTGACATTGACTGTAAATGCGGCGCCGTTGCCTATGCCAGATGTTATATTTTGTAGTACTCCGTAGTAAGTTGTGCTGTCTAATTGTGCTGCTTTTCTACGGCGAATGTTCAATCGCAAACCAGCAGTTGGTGTAGTCAATAGTGTAATGTCATTGATGCCTACAATATAGTCAATTGCATATACCAAGTCTACGTTGGTACCACTTTGTAAATTATCCAATTCAACTTGAACTTGATTAGGATAGGTATTGTCGATTGTGATGTAATCACTATAGTTAAATGCAGTAGTAACTCCATCAGTAATATAAGTTACTTCTTGATCTTCTAAATCATAACGAGCATAAGCGTAAACTCGGTTAACAATCGGCGCACTGATGTACATCCAACGTTCATCTGGGCTGATTGTCACGGCGGTTCCAAATTCAGTTGGTCCAAAGTTTTGATCTGGTGCCAATAGTAATTGACTGAAAATGTAATCGTTGGTTCCTGGAACCAAATATAACACAGTAGCATAACCACTGTTGTTACGACTTTGACTTGCAGCCGCAACAGCCCAAGTTTTGTTGCCAAAATCAACAGCATTACCAAATCCTGCAACTTGCGGTGCATTTAATTCTAAATTTATGTTAGGAGCATACTGTCCATTAAGATCAGTTCTGTAGGTGATGACTGATCCTGCACCGCTGTTAAAATTAGGTGCTCCGACCAGTGCCGTAAAGTTATCTGCACTTTGAGCCAGACTGGTGCCATAGAATGCATTGGCTTCTAGCGGTACACTTTCTAATCGGACAAATCTTGAGAATGGATTTTGTTTTTCCAATACTTCCCAATGTCCAGACCCGTTGTCGTCAATCCAGGCACGGGCGCCTGGGACCAATTGATTTGCATACGGCAGTTGTGCCACGTCGCTGGCCTGCGCTACTCGTGCCGTTTGTAGGAACAGTGCCAGGCCATCGCCGGTTAGTGTGGTTTGATTGGTGTTTACAAACGCATACGCAATTATAATAGAAGTGATTCCAGGAACTGCTAATACTCTATATACTCCATTTACAGCGTCATTAAAATAACGAATAATAATTAAATCGCCAACAGATAAATTGTGTGCGGCAGTAAAATACGCCACACTAGTATCATTTAAATTGTCCGAAATTTGTACCAGCCGCCCTGGCACTTTTTCACAACGATAAATGTTCCAATCATAACTGTTGGTCTTGGCTACCCAAATTATAGTGCCTATACCAACAGAGTCAATACTTTGTGCTATACTCGATGGATCGTCTAAACTGAATACTGTGATATCTACGTCATCTAAGTTGACATAACCAGCCGACGGTAAAGCAGTATCAGTAATTGTTTTGTAACTGGTTGGAAGTATGTCAGGGCTGGTAATCTTGTAACTTTCTCTCCAAATATTTTCAAGCAAAATTGTTTGGTCAGCAATGCTGGGCTCTTGCGGTAATGTTACTTGAACTATGCTAGGGTCTGACTGTAATAAATTTTCAAACAAACGCAATTCAAAGAAACTACGGTTGGCATTGGCACCGTAAGTAGCAGTAAGAACCGCCCAGTTTTCATAAATGTTATATTCACCGGATTCTTTGCCCAGGTCGGCACGAGTAAACAATTCAGCTGATCGAATTGTTCCTTTACTGCCTAGGAATTGTTGATAAATGTTGACCTGGCTTACATCGTCTAGGTTCAAGGCACTCATGTATTCTCTTGGTCGGAATCCAATCAAGCCATAACTCAAAAGATCGTTGTCGCGTTCTAAGTTTGCACTATAGATGTTGTAACTGTTGGCCAACTGATCTGCCTTGTTGGCAATGTTAGGCAACAATCCTTCTTGGATCAACTGATAGTCGGCTTTGACCCAATCATTGTAGTCAAACAGAACTTTAGGTTGCACAATGGTTTGTGCTGACCAGTAAATATTTTTATAAAGAACAATCTCGCCCTTGGTGTACTTGCGATTGCTTTGCCATTCACGTACATTGTTTTGATTAAGGATAAATCCTTGTGCGTCAACGGTGCCGTTCCATTGTGTTGAAGTAGAGGCCGAAATTCTTATACGATTTTGACGTGCGGCAGTAACTGGATCATACAATAAGTCTGCAAAAATACTTACGTTGTCCAATATTACCATGTGTTCGTAGTCGGTGAAACGTAAATTCAGATATGAAATGGTTTGACCTGTGGCACTACGAATCGTAAATGTGTTTTCATTCCGGTCAATTATTAGATCTCGTGTGGGTAATACTCCGCGATTTTGATCCAACAACATGTTCTCAGGAGTCAGACTCTCAATTGTGTCTACAACTGCACCTTCGCGAACTGCGATGAGTTTGTTGGCAACCGGATTAAGATTTATTAGAGTTCCAGTTGCCCAGCCCTGCTGGCTGAAATACAAGAACTCCTGTGCCATTTGATTCCAATTCAATTGGTAACCATTTTCTACATCTGTAAATTGCAATCCTTGGCTTTGTAGCCATGCACCGTAACTAAGAATGAAATCAACTACCATGGTGGTGTTGGTAAATGTATATCCGTATGGCACCTGTACCAGATTGGTTGTGTACTGTGCGGGCACACGCACAGTAGCACCGCCAGCACTTATTGTTTGTTGCAATCCACTGCTGGCACTGGCCAGGATAGTAAAGTACGGGTCAGTTGTGCTGTAACCAAACACAGCATATCCGTTGGGAACACGTTCTACTACCAGCGCACTGTATGTGATCTCTGCAAACGGTTGATTTTTATAAAGTAATAAGTTATAGCTTTCGTCGGGCAACAATAGGCTAGAATTTTGACTGTTAGGGCTGCTCTTTTCTGTAAAGACCTTGAGATATTGTTTGTCAGTAAAGCTGGCCATTCTGTAACACAGTCTTACATCAAGATTGGCCAGATCTGTTGACAATGCGTCGGTACTGTTACGACCCAACTGTTGATTGTAATCAATAATCCAGTTTACATAACTTGCCTTGCTGGTACCATTCCCATAAAGTTCAATGGCATACAGTGCATTTGTGTTGGTTGCACTGGCATTGTAACGATAACGACCCTTGTACAAAAATTGCCCAAGTTCATCATTGTATTTGTACAGGTCTCTGTCAACAAACAAGTTGAAAAATTCTGCAGGACGTGTCAATGCCAGCAGACGCATGACTGCAAATGGATAATCACTACTGGTCCACCAAGCAGCTTCTACCGGTCCACCGTCGCCTACGTTCCAACTCTTACGAAATGCTGTTGGGTCATAGTTACCCACTACGCTGTCAATTGGTGCTAGCAATACACCTTCGTCACTGACAGGAATAACTTTTGTTAATCCAGGTCTGCGATATTTAGGAATCACATATGGAGTAATTGGATCAGCTACCAAGCCAGCTTCTAGATCGTCCCACAAAACCAAGTTATCACTGGTGTAAGGTGCAGGGCCATAACGTTCTATCCACCAATCAGGACGTTCAGTAAATCCTAACATTTCCCATGGGGTAGTTCCAGGAGATATAGTGTCGTAGAAGTATTTGTAAATTCCGCGCCATGCACCCAGCAACGGCGATTCAACAGTACTGCTAATTTCTGCATTGGCATCTAATTTACTACCAGCACTGCTGTAATTGTAAGTGAATGGGTTGTTGGCTTGATAGTCTTGTGTTTTGTAATCTAATTTGTTCCAACCCACCCAACTTAAAAAACTTTCGCCAAGTAACTTGGTAACTTCGGCCTGTGCGTAATTTGTGGTGCGGAAGAAACCAGGAGCAACATCGCTATAGGTCAACGGAACTGGATTGCCATCTGTTTTGAGATTGCTGTAAATGCGATTTTCAAATTCCAATAATACTTCATCTCGTATGTCACCAAATGCCACAGTGATACTACCGTCGTGGCCTTGAATTACCACTGTTGGATTTACATAGGTAGAGTCCAAATATGCTTGAGGACGAAACTTAGGATACAGTCCCATTTTTGTTGGGGTATTTGGACAAAAGTTTCCAGCGGTATTACCGTACTCACGCAAAGTAATAACATCGCCGGTGACCAATGAATTGAGTATAGTTATGGTTGGACCGGTGGTACTAACGGTATAACCAAAACCACGTTCTAATAGTATAGTAACTCCATTGCGTGTTAGATAAACCAATAAGCCAAGATAATTTGCTGATGTAAAATCGTAAGTTTGTACAGTATCAAATGTTTGGGTGCTGATAGGTGTCACAGTGTAAACTGTTTCAGTGTATACACTACTGGCCGGCAACATGTCAGACCAATAAAATGGATTTATGTCTGTGCGTCCTTGAGTGATTTCAAAAATAGCACTGTCAAGAATTTGTGCAACACTATCATTGCCGTAATCGTTACGAATAACTGTGTCAAGAATTAAATTTTTATACTTGACATATTCGCGACTGTTGTAGGCCAAACTTGCATAAATGTCATATTCTTTATTACGACTAAAATATCCAGTCAGAGTCAGCGGTGAACTTTGTTGTAAAATTTGTAAACCATAAGGAACAATGTTGCCCAGGTCGCGTGTATTGTTGGCGCCATTGATTGGGCCCACTAGATCTATTAAATTTTCAGCAATGGTACCGTAGTGTCCGCGTATTGTGCCCAATGTAAAGGTTGAGCTATTTTCGCTAAACGGATTGTTGCTCAGGTTAATTGGAACTTGATAGAATCCTTGGTCACTGACTTGATCGCTTAATACAGCAACTTCAATTATGTCGCCCGGAACATAGGTTTTTAATAATATAATTGTCGTTGTGGTTGCAGTAGTTGAGACAGAATAGGTACTGGGGTCTTGAAACTGTGCATTAACATACAGTTGCACCGGCGGAACCTCATTCATGTGATCTGCAATATTGACTGCTATGTCTAGTCTAAGTGGGGTTCCTTCATAGGTAAATTGAAATTGTTGGCGACTCAGGCTAGGAGTTGCTCCTGTTTGCCAACCAATCTCTCTGATAAAATCAACACGATTTTGATACTCACGCACAAATCCAAAACTAATATTTTGTGTCGAGCTGACCGAATTTATAACGTAAACAAATGTATCTGTATACAAATTGTTATCAAATACAATGTCACCAATGTTGGTCAAACTCAAATACTTCAATGCAAAACCTAACACAGGATCCTTGGGTCCGGTGCCCGGTGCATAACTTAATAATTTAGATCCAATGAATGTTGAACTAGGATATTTGTCTCGATTGCTAAGACTGATACCGGCATCATCATAAACATCAAACAATGGTGCTTGATTTATGCCAGTTTTTTGTTGAGATTCGGCCCACTCGACTCCGTCATACCAATAACTCTTGCCTTGTTGGTTAATACCGCTCAAGCAAACAACCGTTTGATTTATCAATACATCAGCATCAGATGCAGGCACCAAGTTAATGATAGGCTGTGGAATCAACGGTGGTTGAGTGTCCGGTACAATTAACTCGACCACATAAATTTTATTTCTTACATTTGCATCTTCATCGGCTGCAAATATAACTCGGCTACCTTCTGCAAACGTGTAACCATCAATGCTGTAACCTGTTGTACCGTTAATAGTGCTCAACGCATCAGTCACCGAAAAATCAATGATGTTTACTGGTTGCTTGCCTTCAGTCCCAAAGTTAAATAATTTTGTTCCAGCACGAAATTCTAAAATTGGACGGCGACCCCTGAATGCATTATCAACTACCGGTTCGGTGTTGTTGTAAGCTGCACTGGCATTGATAACATCTATATGGAACCAGCGATTACTTCTTGTCCACGGGTTTAAATCAGGACTAGCGCGGTTAATTGTGAGATAATCTAGCTGTAATGGTGCATTTAATGTGGCGTCATAATTGCCCACATCATATGGCGTACTATCAAAGGGCACTGTTGCGCTTTGTGTGTATGTTTCTGGGGTAATAAAATCAGTCACCGGTATTAGTCGAATACTTGTGCCTACACCTTCAACATAATATGTTTTATTGACATAGTTGGCTGGAATGACATTGCCACGGAATGTCACCGACAGACCATTGGTAAACTCAACACCATTGGGGCTGATATAATGTTTTTTCCCAAGAATTAAATCTACATCCAATGTAGGGCTGCCAGATTGATCAATTAACTCAATGCGACCAAACATGTCAGGATCAAGACCGTCTTGGTAGTATAGTAATTCTTTGGTTGCAGTTAACAGTGGAATTTTTTCAAAAATACCGTCAGCGTCCTTATACCATTGTGTACTACTCCACTGTGTTCCGTATAAAATTGAAAACTTCTCAAGTTGGTTAATGGTAGTCAGGTTTATTAAGTTAATAACCTGTATGGGCCCCACTGTGACGTATTCAATTTTCCAAAGATTATACCGTTGGTCTTCTGGCACAGACCCCCAACCAGCTGCATTGTATTGGAATACTAGTGTACGGCCTTCAAGATTTGAAATGTTGTCAATGCCATTATGTTCTGCTATGAACGCATCAACCGGCTGACCTTGAATTTGCTCGTAGGTAAGGTTGGTAATAAGGTCAACTGGACCTACTATTGGTAGATCATAATAAAAGTTTTGTGCAGTGCTAAACGGAACGTTGAATGTAATAGTTCCAAGATCTTCACCATTGTTAAACACGCCAAGCACATCTCTGCTGCTGATGTTTGGTGTACTGAGAACTACACCTTCTACACCAGGATCACTCTGAATCCAAAATCCCGGCCCTGTGCCAGGAATAGCGTCAACAACACTGATTTGTCCACGCATGTTAAATTGGTTGGCACTGGCATAGTATAAAGTGTCGGGTGCATCTTGAGGTACTACAAAAGTCAGCGTGCCGGTTGAGTTGCCGTTGTTGGTAACTCCAACATTATATGCATCTACGTTGCCAAGGCTTGCTTTGGTTTTAATCCAGAACGGAAATACCCCATTCATGATAAAGGTAAACACATAGGTATTACCACGAACCAATGTCAACGTTGGATTATTTTGGTAATCAATTACATAAGCACTGATACCATTGTTGCCAACACGAAAATTGATTTCTTCTTTTTGATTTTGTGCTACTTGGAAAGTATAGTTTCCGCCGCGCAATAAAGTAACAGCAGGATTGGTGCCGGCCAAGCCACTAAAGGTATAAACACCATTGGCACGACTGACCACAAAATTGTCTGTCAATGGAACAGTAGTTGCAGAAACATCTACGTCCAATGGGCCTGCTGGCAACCAGTAATACTGTTGGTAGTTTACAAATTTGTCAAAATCAACAAATGGATCCCAACTGTAATATTCGCTGGTGTAGAGTCTGTCAGCATTGTTAGTAAATGCGCCTTGCAAAGCTAGTGCATCACTGATGCCGGGATATGTTATGGCATCTTCAATTTTTTGTGTTTCGGGGTCAATTCCAATGACCCCAGGCTCTAATTGATAATTGTTGCGACTGGCAGTCGGCTCAATTACATATCGATCTAGTGGATTGACTCCGGGACCAACTTTGCGTCCTACATAGCCTTGTGTTTTTTGGAACTGAGGTTCCTGAACTAATTGATCAAGCGTCGCTGATAAAAATTGTCGATTAACCGGAGTTTGGAATATTTCTGGTAAAAAATCAACTGTGCGTACTCTTGCCATTAAATTACTCCGCTTCCTGGGGCTGTTCTAAGATTTGTACTGGTCAATGCTTGTATCACTTCAATGTTATTAACTGTGGCTGCATTAACAAAAATTTGATTAGGGGCTGAGCGAATTTCATACAGGTCACCAAAATATTTTTGTTGATTCAGTGGAACTAAAACCACGCTACTTACAATGTCGCCAATTTGGCTGTGCAGGTACGCTGCCAATTCACTGAAATAGAAAGTATCTCCAAAATTCCACTTGTCAATACTGAAATACGCATCCATGTTAGCGACAACTAAATTTTTAATTTCACTAACACTGGCTGTGCTGTTGGCAGCCTTAATTACTTTAATGGTTGCACGTAATTCTTCACTGGCCTTTTCGCCAAACAATGGTTTGAATTCTACAGTGTTAACAATCACATTATCGCTGATCATTTTATAATTTTGGAGGCCGGCATAGTCTGTTGTGAGTTGGTCAATGGTTGGCGGTTCTGGTTGTGCTACAGTGCCGGTGGAGTCTTTGATCCAATTTTGATAGGCAGTATAATAAGCCAATGTCACAACATAAAGATCGATAATGTTGGTCGTACCTGGGTCTAGTCTAGAAGTAAGCGGACTATTATGACGATATTGGAAGTACAAACTTTGGCGTCCAATTCTAGCAATAAAATCAGTACGTGCTACCAATGTGCGCACACCTGTGGTTATGTCGATCACTAATTCATAAAACAATCCGCTGGTGTAGTCGTACCCAACACTGTTGTCTATGGTTGGATTGTACGCATAAAAAATCTGCCCATCAACATATTGTAACTTAACTAGTTCTAATTCGTCCAATGTGGCATAGTCACTGTTTACTATGCCTGGCTCGACTAACAAATAGCGTTGTAAATTATCAAAGTCGACCGTAGCCTGCAAAAATACCAATTTGAGATTTGGTGTCACAGATGGCGCAACAATGTTGTTGAAAAAGTCAGGATTATCAGGAACTCCGTCATTGTCACGGTCTTCAAATCCTACTAAGACTTGGAAATCATCAACATAGCCGTCGCTTTGAACTGGTTGTCCAACAATGCGTAAACGAGTGTCTCCTTCGAGTGGTAAATTGCTGTCGGGACGACTATTGGTTTTAAGTACATTTACAAAGTCACGAATTGTGGTTCCGGTGCGGCTATCATAAATCTGTTGGTCACTGAAGAAGAAGAATCGTGTTTCTAACACTGATCCAAAATAATAGTCAAGGCTACGAGATGCTACTGTGTATTTTTCACCATCAGTTGTGGCTTGAATAAACCATGATGCATCGTTGTTAATGCCTGCGGTACTGCCGGCGTTGACCAGACTAAATGGAGCACCAACATCAAGATTGGTGCTGGTAATCAAATACCAGGTAGATGTTAGGTTGTTGTATCCAAGTCCAAAATTACGATTTAATGTAACCTGGTCCAATATGTTCTGACGAATTGATGTTGGTAAGTCTGTTACAAACAATGGAATAACTTGCGTGGCAATGGCTCCGGTAGGAATATAATTGTTTAAAACAACAGGTCCAACACCGTCGGGAAAATTTCCAAGGCCTTGATTTGTTCCATCAATTACAACTGCTTGCGGGCTGGCCCATAGAACCATTTTTTCATCAGCACGGGTAGGAACACCTGCTACTAATTGATTGCTGGCGTTGAAAAAATAACCAGCTGGTGGCACAAATTTTACCAAGCTGCCAACTACAATATATTTTTTATTGTCGCTAGCATAGGAACCAATGGATAATGGAGTGCCTTCACTGTTTTTAAAATAACCAGTTGTTTCGTTGGCTAATGTTGTGCTTTCCTGCCAGATGCAATCTAATGCACTTAGACTCGGACGTACATAGTTAGCATAGTAAAATTGTCTTGCGCCATCACCAATTAAGGCTGGTTCAATTTGATTGGTAACTACGCTGGCAATATCGTTGTTGGTCAGCCAAGTGAACTCAAAGCTGGGCAAGTTGTTGGCTTCATACAATGCGCCGTCACTACTGAATGTGTTGGTGCTAGAATACTTTCCGGTGGCATCTAATAGATCTAGATAACGACTGGTACCGATACTGGCACGATTCAATGCCTTGCTTTTTAAAATACTGTTGTAGGCTGTGAACGGAAAGTTATTATAGTCTTCGCCGTTGACCATGCGATTCTGTGTGTAGTAACGAGCAGGAGCACGTTGCTTGATTTCACCAATGGTTTCGCGGCTTTGTGCATTGGTAACTGGCTGTGTGATGCCACAGGTGAACGTAATTGTTTGTATTTGTCCTGTACGACTTATGTAGCTAATAGGAATTACTACACTTTGCATTTCTTCTGGATTGACAATGTAGGTCAACCCGTTGCTGGCCCGAACGTATGCTCTAAATGTGCCCACAGGAATTGTTGAGAACACACCATCGCCAAAGTTTAAAGTTATTTGGTCATTGGCACGACTTGTAACACTGAATAAATTTCTAATGTCCGGGCTTAACTGTTCTACCGCTGCTGCATAAACACTTTCTACATACTGCCACTCACTGGCAATATTGCCAAGATTGTCTAATTGGTATAGCCAACGATCGGTGTTGTTTACACCCTCGATGTTGATGTTAACTTGACGATTGCTGATACGCTCTGGCAGATTAAAATCTTGATTTTGCAAAACACCTTGTTTGAATAAAAAGAAGTAGCCAGTGTTGGCGCTTGAAAATCCCAACTCGTCGTTGCGGAATAAAACATTAAATTGTCCATTGGGTTTTGGACTGGGTTCATAAACAAAACTTTGTCCAGCGGCCGTGGCATTAACCACCTCGAATGGCATGTTAACACCATCAATGGTTGATGTGTATGGAATCACTGGCAAAAATCCAGGAACTAAATTTACAGTATATTCGTCGGTGCGAACGCCAAGTATTGTGTTTCTTGCACCAGGCCGACCGATACGTTGTGTGTCAACCAAGGCCGCATTGATAATGGCTGTGAACTGCTCTTGCCAATTAAAGTTTGTTGGGTCTGCCCAATTTACAGTAACATTAGAAAGATTTGCACCAGTGTAATCAATTACGTTTTCGGTGGTTTGTACCGAAAATACCTTGAGGTATCCTGATGCTTCTGTGTTGCGCTTGGGTGTATAGCTGACCAGATTGGCCAATTTTACCACGCTGTCTCTACGCTCAGCTGTGTCTAAATAGTTTTCTCTTGTGTTCAGGTCTGTTCGAAAAGCCAGAGCTTGGCCCATAAAGGCCATGACATCAAGCAAGGCAATAAATTCTGAACTTTCAATGTAGTCGTTGAATGTTTCTGGGTAATATAAGCGCAAGTAATCTACAAAACTTTTACGTAAGGTTTCAAAATCGTAGCTTTGAAAGTCTGCTTCTCGGTAGGTTTGATAGATTCTTTTCCAATCTTCGACGCCAAATATCGCAGTTTGTCTTGTGGTTGTGGCCATGGTTATTCCCGTGTTCTATTATTTATTACAAGAATAATCTGGGTAGTTAAACGTAGGAGGCTCTACGTTGCGTCTGATCAAAAAATATGCTTAATCTTTCTGCATCGGTGCTAGGAACAACACTGATTTCTAACTGTATAAGTATGCCATTTTGTTGTGGAAATAGTTCAATGCTGTCAACAAACAGGCGGGGGTCACCGCCAGCTACACGTTGTATCTCAGTAGTCAGTGCTCGTTCAGTTTCTTGTAATTGATTTTCAAATACAAAATCCCAAATAGTTGTTCCGTATTGCGGTTTTCCAACCAGCTCGCCTTGTCGTATATTAAATGCATTAAGTAAGTCGCGTTTAATCAACTCAAAATCAACTAATGTGAATTTTTTGTTTTGATCAATGGTGTTAAATCCGATAAATGTTGGCATGATTGTATTTACACTTTATTAAACCAAACGATTTGCTATGTTCTGTGCCCGAGACGCCAGTGCTTGTGCTTGATTTACAGTGCTTGTAACTTGCCCGGCAATGGCTTGTCCTTGGCTTACTAATGCTTGTCCTTGCCCTTTTAAATTATTTAAAATATTTTGAGCTTGAGTTATGTCTAATTTTGCCAGAGTAGATTCCAATGATGGATATTCAAATGTTGGCACTGGTATTTTGGCACTGCCTAAAATTCGATTAAATGCAGCATTAACTGTGGTACGATTAACTGTGTTGCTGAATCCAGCCGCTATTTGCGTGCCTGATACTAGGTCGCCGCCACCATCAAATAAATTTCCTAAATTAGCAAAATTAGTAAGACTTCCAGCCAATGATTGTGCTTGCGAAACCAAGGCTTGTGCTTGTCCTTGTAATCCAGCCACTACTGCTTGTGCTTGTCCTTGCAGGCCCGAAATAGTACCGGTTACTAAAGATTCTGCTCGAGTTTGTAAATTGGTTAATGCTGTTCCGGCCAATCCTTGCAGGTTACCAAGATTTGCCAAATTCCCAAGATTAGCAATGCCTCCCAGTTGATTGCTTAAACTCAAACTGTATTGTGCGGCCTTGCCATAAGTGTTTAATGCCGCGTTAAGGTCACCAAGATTGCCAGGCACTAAATTTGTAGCATAGTTTTGTAAAGTGTTTAGATTTGCATTGGCCAATGCTGTCACGCCGGTGGTCACAGTATTGACGCTAAGTGCCGGAATATTACCAATTGTTCCCAGTGCTCCGTTGACCCAGGCCGCCGCTGCCTGAGTACCAAATTTACTGGCATTGGTAACCAATGCTCCAACATTGTTGGTTATTTGATTAGAAACAGTTGTGCTGAGTGTGTTAAAATTTAAATCGACTGCTGTAGTTGATACTCCAGTTACTGCACCCGAGGTCAGTGTAGTTAACTCGGTGACCGGACTAGACACCAATTGGTTTAGCAATGTATTTTGAGCTTGGGCATTTAATACCAACCCATTCAGACTGCCTAGGTTGCCTCCCAACAATGTTAATGCACTCACTGTTTGTAGTCCGCTTTGTGTGTACACCTGTCCATTGACAAAATCAACACCTGGATCTGTGTATTGAGAGATCACTCCAGTGGCACTAAGAGAATCATATGCCTGTTGCATGAGTGTTGTTTGAATGCTGGTTTGCAGATTAAAATCATCAACCAGGTCGGCCAACGAATTTACTCCGCCTAGTCCTGTCCAAATCGCCGGACTATTCATCACTTCAACAAAGTTGTCTGGATTAGTAATAAATCTTTCTGATGTTCCGGGTTTTACATACCCAGCCTGCTCTAACTGAAAACAGTTAAGACCGTATGCACCAATTCCCTTTTCTTGAGAAATGTCAGTGCTGGGTTGATCCACTAAACTTGCAATTTGCGACAGTAATACTTGTACTTGGTAGTCGGATAATATTCCAACAGGGTCCGGACCCAGTGTGTTGTTTTTAGTGGCAACAATATCGGCCTGGTTGATTGGATTTTCTAAGGGAATGTTTATCAATGACGGAATACTTGTTACTACCGGTAGTCCTTGAATAACTGCAAGTACTGTGATATTTTCAACGCCGGCTATGCCTCGATCTAGTCGACTGAGTTCAAATTTTGTTAATCGTGTGGCGGTTCCGGTGAGGGTCTGCCCAGCAGTGTATCCAACCAAGCTGCCAGCGGCCACTTGTTCGTAAAAGATCAAATCGGCTTGTGTTCGTGTGGCATCAGGTGGACCGTTGACCACAAACACATCGCCACTGGGAAGAGTATATTCAAAAATACTCATTTTTTAGTAATACTCCAATCATCGGCTATTACTGGTGCGCCAGGAGGCGGAGTTGCTTGGCCTTTTTCCAAAGAAATTTTGACTGCAACCCCTTGATTATGATATGGATAAGGCTCGTGTGTTGGTGCTCGTGTCACAATACTTTCTGTGCCTGTTGGACTAACTTGCCAACCGGTGCTACTGTTGAATTCTACACTGGGTTGCAAATACTTGGTCAATCCCTTTACCACCGGCACAGGGTATTGAGCTCCACCGTTAAGGTTAATGAGTGTGCCTTTAAGATTTAACGTTAGACCTCCGTCTATGCTAGCCTGTCTACCAACTAATGCAAGTTGTCCGTTGGATTTCATTCCCAGTTTAGTCATGCTAAACAGAGTAAGATCTTTTTTGCTGGCCAAACTAACTTCTTCGTCGCCTTGAATGCTGGTTTTCATTTTGCTTTTCATGTTTATATTGTTACCAGCATACATGTTGATGTCTTCATCAGCATGAATATTAACAGTACCTTCACTGCGTAAATTTATACTATTGGTGGTGTAGACATCCATGGTGCCTTCTTGGCCAAACTCTAGCCAGGCTTGACCATTGGAGTGACAAATGTAAAAACAGTTGCCATCGTCACTCATGGTAATTTGATGGCCTTTGGCTGTTCTAATACGAACCAAATTATCGTTACCCTCAAGGTCGCCGTCATCCATGACAAGGGTATGGCCGCCGCGACGACCAATCACTGTAATGCTGGCCTTGGTGGCGCCTTCTAATTCTTGTTTGATGCCCTTCTCTCCGCCGGCACCGGCACCGAGTCCACCAGAATATATAGCACGACCGGGGGTGCTGATTCCATAACAATTGCTAGGACTTTCTCGTTGACTACTAGAACCAATAGATCCTCTGACCGGATCGTTAATTAACCCTTGCTGAAATAATATGCCAGCAACATAACTGTGTATTGGTTTTGGTTGATCATAGAATTTTGGATTTTCATTGATTGCTTTGTTTTCGTTGTTAATCTCTGTGACTGGCAGGTACGGAGCATTTGCAAAATACGTGGTTTGATTTTCATTTCCAGTTTGTGCTTTTGCCCTGGGTACAGATCCAATGGCCGGGATCATGTGATTGATGCCTTGTTCTGGAATACATCCTATATAAAATCCTTGGTTGGGATCTCCTGCAACAAAGAAACACAACACACTGGTCCCTATGTCGGGGGGCGTAAACCACATGCCGTAACTTTGTTGATTGCCTGACAAATACGTGCCAACCCCGGCGGCACCTTGCTTGGGTGTTGCTCCGTAAAACGGCGGGCAATAACTCACTGTTCGCCATAGGCTCTTGTCGGTGTAGTTAATGGGCTTGGTCTTGTCTCTTGGACCAGCAAACTGTTCAATGTACACTTGCAATCGTCCTTGACGCGAAGGGTCTACATTGTTGGTAACTGTACCAATAAATGGTCCAAATTCTGTAGGACTGCCGCCGCGATCAAATTTGTAACTCTTGGGCGTGCCGCGACTGCGTTGTATATTTTCACTCATTAAGCTTCTCTATCCATTAGTTGTGTTGTGCCTGTGGTTGTGCCTGCCAGGCCTGCATTGTAATCGGGTGAAATAGTACTTGTTGCTTCTGATGCAGGACTAGGATTAGGCAATTCATTTTGTTCTCCATACGAACTTATATTTCCGTTACTAGTGGGCGCCTCTGGTGCTGGGCTGTTGATTGGTTGTGGATCACTGTCGCTTTGTTGTCCAGAATCATCAGGAGTAGGTGAGCTAGTAATTGACCCGTCGGTTCCGGTAGCAAGCATTGATCCGTCGTCAAATGTTTGCAATGTGGTACCATCGTCAAATGTTTGCACTCCATCTGTGCCACTGGTTCTTGAGGTGCTAGATTGTGTAGTAGTGTTTTGTGTGGCCGATGCGCCAGCCACAGAACGCCCTTCGGTATTTTGTGTGCCTTTGTCTAGCTCAATCATCAGGCGACCTTCTACTTCTTGTTCAAATCTGCCTTTGCTAAATGTGTTTCTGCATTTGATAGCAGTGTAGGTTGCATTTTCTTGTGGCATGCCATCTTTGGTGCTTTGTTGATTTACATCTATAATGCCAGTGTCAAA